TATCCGTCATCAATTCCTGCTTTCTTTAGATCATAGGTAAATCCCGGCGAGGAAGTACCATTTGTAGCATGCGTGACCTCTTTGGGAGCCGCATTTATCACTTCAATAATGTTGCTACTATTGTTATTGCACCAGAGATAATCGTAACCATTACCCCATTTCAATTTGATAATATTATATAACCTAGAGGTTGCAACGCCATCTGGAAAATTAGTTGTGGCATCATAACGGCTTCCATCACAATAAGTAAAATTAGAAGGAATATCGGATTTATCACCCTCCCATAACATAGAAAACCCAGCGGGAAAAGTTGGCATCCAATCTAGTCCATATTGTTTAACCGTTAAAACGTTTCCAATATCTTGGCCATTGACACCATTATTGGGAGCTGGAATTTGTGACCCCATCGTCAAATCACGATCTAAATTAAATGAATCAACGGGAAATGGGACTACTGTATTGCCTAGTCTAAATTGCATATTATCAAGATTAATGTTAAATGCCGCCAAAACTGGTAGAGAAATTCTTACGTAAACTCCGTCATCACCATTAGTACCCAGCGTCATCCCAGCTACTGAAGGTAAGGTGCCTGTAGCAGAACAGGAATTATTCCAAGTATTATTTAATGCTACTGAACCTAATGTTGTATTAACTTGAGTACTCGGAGAACCACCGGTACCAAAAAACTGACTCACAATAACTTGAACAGTTGAAGAAGATGTTGATTTTCCCGCAAATTGAACAATTACTTCAGTTTGTTCAAATGAACGAACATCTGGAATGAAAAATTGAAAATACTTAAAAGTTTCGTTTATACCGACACTGCTATTAACCCAACTAAAATAACAAATAGGCGTGCCTTCAGGCGTTGTATCGCCCTTCACAACAAGAGGAAATGAAATGGTATCATTAGAACCTGTACCATTTTTATAAACGCTCCATCCTCCTTGCGCAACAGGTAAAGGTGTACCTGCTCCCAAATCCGCTCCCGCTTGAGTGCCGTAGTTAAAACGAAACTGCGGATTGACTAGATAGTTTGTATAGCCATTAATTGTAATAGTGCTACCACCTCCATTTTCAGAAGGTATATAATTATCAACTGCTGTTTCATTACCATCAGCATCTGTAAATACTAAATAATATCCATGATCAGTAGGATCTGTCGTTTCTTCAAAATAAATTGGTGTTACCCCTCTGGTATTTAAAGGCACCGGATTTGGATAAGTGCCAGTACCATCAGGGTTCTGAAAAACTGGTCTCGGTGTTGAATGGCTATTAGCATAAAAGGTTCCTAGCGTGCCATTCACTGCAATAACACCGGTTGAATCTACAAAGAACCATATCGGGTTCCAACCCATTACATAACTAGTTGCCATTATTGCGACCCTCCTTGTTTTTGATTTAATATTGCAGATATTAAAGGATGTCGCAAAATTCCATTTGACCCAGACCCTGGGTTAGCATACGTATTAGCTAATGCATTACTTCTGAGAGTTTTCCCGGCAATTCTAGCCGCCAACGGAATGCCAATACTTGCAGCGATATCCTCTGGAATTGAGCCACCTAATGCATGCGCACCAACACCTAAACCAGCCGCACCAATATAAGGACCAAACCTTTTCATCACGCCAAACGCCGTCAAAGGAGAATTAATATTTGCATTTGCAGTTTTATAGATATTATTTACTTTAGATAAATCGCTTAATTGTTGATTTGCTTTATCATTAATAATATAACTTGGAAGATTTTTTTGAAGATTTTTATAACCCTCAACAACACCCATAGGCGAATATTGCAAAGAACCGTCTTGGTCTATTTTTGCCGCGTTTTTTAAAGCACTAAAGATAACCTTATTTTGGCTACCTTCATCTAAATCTTGAAATATCTTTTGATTATTAGTTTTAGTTAACAATCCTGGTAGCAAATTGGAATCAGTTTTATTATTAATAATATTTAAAAGTTGTTGTTGTCGATAAGGGGCAACATTTTTAGCGAAATCTTGTTTAGCAGCAGCGTAATCATCGCCTAAGCCAGGAATGCTCGCCATTTTATTATTTAAGTCTTGGGTCATAGCATTTTTGATACTCGTATAAAATGAAGCTGTTTTCATATCACCTGTTTGAGCAGCTTGACGGGCCTCATCACCAATATCTGATATTTCAGAATGAATATTACTCAATGGAAGAGAATCTGGATCAGTAGGAATAGATACTGCCGTTGCTCCAGTTTGATCAGGAGCATGATTTACATCAGCAGAATTTAATGCTGAATCAATATCATCCGGTAAGACTCCTCCCAAATTCACAATATGATTATTACCCGTCGTGCCTGCTATCGGATTAGACGCGATAATTCCTTGCAATCTTTGTAACTGTTCTTCGGGTACAGTTGGAGTAATACCTAAAATACTTTTCTTTCCATTAAGAAGTTTTGCTGCTACTGCGGCAGTATTGGGAAATTCACTGGGAGACATATTTAGTCCTTGTGCGTCTGATTGTGTAAATACGCCATCAGGGCCACTGAACATTTGTTTATTATTAGCAGTGGCTGTTTCCATATTAGCTGCAACCGCAGTTTTAAGATCATCCCCAATATCGCCGGGAGCGGAAGAACCTTTAAATCCATTCATAATATTGGTGGCCATACTCTTAGCTTTTCCAATAATATTTTTTTGTTGAGTACCAACCCCACTGAATGGAACTGACCCTAAAACATCATTATAAAGATTAGAGGCACCTTCTGAATTCATGACAGTACCAATATCAGGATTCATTCCATTAGCCTTAGCAGTTGCTAAAATATCAGCTGCTTGGGACGGGGTGTTTATATCACTTCCTTCCATGGCGGACTGCGCTCCTTTAGATTTTGCAAAACTTGAAACCGCATTTCCTAACGCTGCTCCACCCAATCCTAAAAATCCGCCTAATAGTGAATTAAAACCAATTGAAGCGTTTGGATTATTTGCTGCACTTAAAGCCCCTTGAGAAACTCCGGTAGCAGTCCCCATTCCTACTTTTCCTAGATAGCCCAAGTAAGGATTAATAGCACCGTCAGATAGAATAAACGGTAGAGAACTTAATACGGCAGTGGAAGCATTAACAGCCGTAGGATCGGTTTTTATTCCGGAAATAGTTGGATTTATTAAAGGAATATTTTTATTTAAACCTGCATTAATTCCTCTAATACCTAAATTTACCGGTTGTGTTACAGCATTAGAGGCCCCTTGTGCAATATTATTAGCAATGTTAGTTTGAACGGGACTCGAAGCTGCCATATTCATTTCCAGCCCCCAGGGGCTGTTTTGAGTTAAAGCAAGAGTCTTTGCTAAATCTGAATTATTTTGAGGTAATAAATCTTGTACATCAGATAGCGAAGGTTTATAACCTGAACTTTGCGGCATTAAATCTTTAACATCATTTAAAGATGGTTGATAAGCCATTATTTTCCTCCTAATTGAGGTGCATATGCTAGTTTTTGTTGAGGACTTAAGTTTTTAAACCAACTTCTTAATTCATCTCGACTTTGGAATTGAGGCATAGGTGGCAATGACGGAGACGCTTGTTGACCCTGCATACCAGGTGGTAAAATTACCGGTTTTTGCATAGGCGGCGTTGGATTACCGCCTTGATACGCTACTTGATTAGAATTAACCTGTGTTGGAAAACCACTTGCTAAATTTTGATTTGCTATTTGTTCAACATTGCCGGATATGTTTGCATTATTTTGAATAAGTTTAGATTGTAATCCAGGGGGTAATAATTTAATAATCTCAGAACTTAAAGGAGATGGAATCATATGATTACCAAATTTATCAACTAATTCAATACCAGGAGTTTTACCAGTAGAGGTTCTAGCTTGAATAGCTCCATATTCCGGGGCCAATGAAGTAGCAGAAGCACCACTAACAATCCTATCTCCTAATGCTGAATTGTCACCACCAGTTAAGTAGTTATATCCATATTTCCCTAAGTCATATAGAGCACTTAAATCTCCCCCTAATCCTTGATATGGGGCATTAGCTATTAAAGGGGCTAGATAGTTTAATTCAGCCGCCCCGACTGATCTTGTTTGGCCAAGAGTCTGGCTGTCACCAGTTGGGGCACTCAAAACCGTGCTAGTTGGGCCATTATTTAATACCTGTTGTTTAGGTGCTCTCGAAGCAGTCATAAAGTTATACGCGCTTCCTACAGGAGACTGATTTGGATTTACAGGTGGTGGTAACATTCCTGGCTGCCATTGATTTGAATACATTCCACCTTGTGGATTTTGAGAAGTAATTCCACCTATATTTTGTCCTTGATAAGGAATCCCTGGATTAGGTGGAGACTGCATAGGCGGCGGCATTCCTTGCGGAGAATTTTGCACAGTAGGCTGAGTTTGTTGTTGACCCCCATAAGAATTTGGATTGGTACCAAAAGGGCCAGTAGCCATTTGAGCAGGCATACCCATATAGTTTGGATTAGCAGCGACGCTTTTATTTAAAAGAGCCCCTAATCCTGCTTTTTCATAAGGATCTTTTGAATTCATCCATGCTTGATAAAGATTTTGATAATTACCCTGCGGATTCATTTGCGGAGAATTAGCCTGTGCTTGCGTTAATGCGATATTCGCTTGATTAACCTGAGGCGCATATTGATTGGCAATTTGTGTTTGCTGATTTTGAAGTTGTCTTTGTTGTTGGAGCAAAGGAAACTGCTGCATGTTTTGATACATACCAACGCCTAATGCCAGCGGTGAATTCTGGGGATTATATTGCGGTAAATTGTTTAAGCCTAAGTATGCCATTATAACCACCCTTTTCCATAGGCAAATCCAGCCGCACTACCAATATCACCAAGCATTGATTGAGCACCATACATATTAGCCATTCCTTGTTGACCGTAGAGTTGCGCAAGGCTTCCCCCAGCATCCATAGCCCAGTTACCCATTTGACCCGCCGCGCCATAACCCATATTTGCAATATTTCCCGCGCCATTTAAAAATTGATCGTAAACACCTAATCTCTGATTGAGATAGTTGCTCTGATCATTATTAGTAACCTGTTGGTTGAATTGACTGAGCTGCTGCGCTTCAGGACTACTTCCCAACATTCCTGATGCTGCCGCACCCGCATTAATTCCTTTTTGACCTTGTTGTTGCTGGAATTGCGCTTGAGGTGACATTGAATAATTAGACATGATTCCATTAATGAATTTATTAGGATCAGCCATTGCATTAACACCCTGACCATATGCACCTAATTCGCCTTGACCAAATTGTTGATAAGGGTTCATAAAGCCAGTAGCTTTATTGTAATAATCATTAATGCCATTGATACCATTTTGATATCCTTGACTTGCTTGGTCATAACCACCGCTTAAAAAATCATCCCAAAAACTCATAGTTCATATCCTTATGAAACATTTAGCGTCTTCCAGACACCATTTAAATAAATCTGAGGCAAATTAATGTCATTATTAACGATAAAGTCACCATGACTTGAATTTAATGCATCCCTCTGCTCTGTAGTAATACCTGGCGTAGAATTTGCAAATTGAGAACTAGAAGTGTTGTAATATTTCCATGAACCATTTTCATTGACGCGTCGTTTATTTGCATCAGTGTCATAAACCTCCATACCAAATTGCGGTTTTGAAATCTTTGCAATTTGGTCTGATGCAATGTGAGGTGTTGAAATATACTGATTGGTAATAGTATTTTCTAAAATAGGTTTTATACTATTTAGCCAATCCATATGAAAAGTAGTAACCATTCCTTTTTTATCAGTCAAAGGATATTCTATAAGTGGATGACTAATTTGCTTATTAGGTAGACTCATGACGCTTGTGTCTCCCTCATGGTTATTACCGATCTAAGCATGGCCGTCGGAACATTGTTATAAAACTCAATCATAGGAGTAAACATTCGCTGCGTACCAAGTCTATTAAAAAATAAAGACCAGTTTCTATGACCTATCTCACCAACATTAGCTGTGATTCGATTACCAAAGGTAACGCCTGCATCGTCTGATATGGATAAATAAAATAATGGATCTGCATTTAATCCATCTGGTGAACCAGTACCCATTAATAGGTCAAACTCCCATCGATAAATAGCTATTTTTTTCAATGCCTCCGACTGAAAAGTGCTTCCGATAATTCTTCTTAAAAAGACCTCGTCATCATAAGTGCCATAATCAGAAGATAATTCAAATAATCTATTGTCAACAGCAGACCCAACATAATGTTTTCCGTTAAATTCCGCATAAAACTGTCCAATAAATCTATTTCCATTATTCATTTGACGCTCAAACCATGCTTCAGTTGGATTAGGCGCGGACAAATCGCATACCCAGCTATGATTTGCCGTTGGAAATGCTATTTCATAAAAAATATGGCCATTTTCTTTGTACAGCATCGCAATAGCATCTGAAATTCCGTATTGCTCTTCATATTCTCGAAATACATATTCAATTTCTGGAGAGCTAATGGAAATGGGAAAACCCCCATCGCTCATTTTTACCGAATCAAAACCGTTTTTGGTAGAGGCAAGCCACACGAGGCGACTGTAATTTTGTATAACTGATCCTCTCGCTTGCGTACCAAACTCAAAAATTAGATTATTGTTTCGTTGAAATGGCTGATTATCATTGACAGGATCGTCATACCAAGGTTCGCAAATCGTGGTTCCAAATATGAATAATTTCCTATTAATGGTTGAAATAGCCGAACAAGTGGTAGGCTGAGAAACTATCTTAGCAGCCCCTCCCCCTTGATCTATTGTCCACACTAAAAAATCATTAAGAGCTGACCATAACCAATTATTAGATTCTCCCTGCACAACAATACCGTAACCATCCAGGTTAGTGATATCCAAAGGTTGAAATGGAAATGGTTGTGATGCCCCTGTTCTGGGTATTGGAAAAGTGGCTATTTCCGTTATGAAATTCCATACATACCCATCAACACCATCTACCCAAATTATTTGATTTTCGTTTTGAGATGATCTTACGACACCTTGATCAGTTGAAAGCGACCCTCCCAGCTGTATAGGAAAAAGATTGTTATCTAACCTATAAATATTCTGACCATACACAGCATATAAATAATCACCAACTTTAATGAGATTTCGACATACTGCATTAGGATCAGATCCAATGGTAGTAACTCCTTTAATTCCCGGTAGATCATAGAGAGCCGGAAAATCTTCTGGGTCGTTTGGATAAATAACATAGACATTTAAGGCACGCTGAGTACCTATCTTTGGCACAATTCCTTTGTCAAAGCCAGAAATTAGATTGTAGGGAACTACCTTTTGTCCTGCTAGCATAGTCCACCATAGGTTTTAATATCTTGCGTATAACCACTGCTTGTGAAAAAAACATTATTGTCACTTTGCACATTAAGCGGAGAATTACTGACAAGCTTGTTGTATAGCTTGTCATATTCCGACTTGTACCAGTCTGGTAATTCTAAAGATTGATTGCAGGCAGCAAATTCAATTGCCAATGAGAATCTTAAAAATCTTCGCCAGATAGTAGGCATTGAACTTACTAATTCAGTACCATTTACTTCCGACATTTGAGTTAATCCAACAACATCACAATTTAATACCTGCGCAGGAATTAAATAGAATGTCAGTGTACTTGAGTTATTACTTTTTCTTAACAAAACTGATTCAGGAATAGAAGACCCCGTAGTATTTCTATTTGCTAAATAATATGACGCAGTTGTAATTATTTTAATGGGTATAGCAACACTTCCCAAATATACAGTTACAAAATTTAAATCTGTCAAAGGCTGAGATTCAACGGCAGCCCCAGGATTCATGTCAATGCGATAGTCTTGAACATTGGTTTGTAAGTTAAAATTTAATCGTGTTTGATAAGGAATAGTTACGCCTGAACTGCTTAAATCAACGATGAGCTCGTTTAAACTTTCTAATCCATCACTGAGCTGATAGTCCGCCATATCGCGACCTTGGCCAACAATATTTGCATCCTGATAGGCCCTTAAAATAATGGATCTAACGTTTTTATTGCTCATCGTTGATTTTCCGCTATTAATTAACTAAGGATTACTATTCCGTAATCTGCAAATGCACGCCAGACAGCAGCCAAATCTAAACGTAATTCGTTTACATACGTTTCGACTAATCCTTGTTTGGTGACCTTGAATTGCATTTCAGAATCTTTATCTCGGCTTAAACCATTTTCCGCGCCCCATAAATCAGGCATTGTTAACGAGGTAACAGAATAAGACGCTGGCATTAAACAGTAACTCTTTGTAACAGTACCTGCATTAGCACCAGACATAATTGCCTTCCACGTAACAGCTGCGCCCGTTTGTGGTAAAGCTGTAACATTTTGGCGAGGGCCTGTTGCATATAATGGAGTAGGCAACGTAATTGTTGCAGTGGTACCTGATACAGTTGCATCAACATTAGCTACAAATCCACGCAATTTTCCATAGGGGATTTTACTGGTTGGTGATACAGAATAAACACCTTCTACCTCAAACAAATCTCCAGCTAATACGGTATGCCCAGAACCAATTGTTAATTGAATTGTACTGGAACCGTCAGTCATAGTGGTTGTTACAGTAGTCGTGTCTGAATAAGCCGTACCAAATACATGTTGTTGTACGAAGTTAGTTTTCATGATCCCGAAATCTGCCATTTCTGGTAACATCAATTTTCGAATAATAGAATTATTGTATGATGGGTTAAAGGGTGCATTGCTACCAGCGCCTACACCAGCCGATAAACTTGAGTAGTTTTCAGGAGAGGTAAAAATACACATATTATCGCCCATTATTTCCATGCGGTCAGCTAAGGCATTAATCGGGGTAATTGATGAAAACTGACTTAAAGGCGTTCCTGGGGTACCTATTGCTTGATAATAGTTATTACCAAATTCAGTCATTAAGCGATTTTCCAATAAAACTTTAATCGCGCGAACGGAAGGCTCAATCACTCTCTCAACCATACCTAAGCCACGCTTAGGATCGTTGCTCATACCACCATAGTTAAAAATGGTGTCATAAGCGTCTGATGGAAACATGGTATTTAAAGGCAATGGTGCAATTACTGGCACAGTTTCTTCAACAAGCGTTGTATTTTGTGCCGTCATACCCTGACTAGCAATCATAAAGTTACGCTTTGGAATATCAATACTTCTGTTTAAAGACCACTTCATGTCTTTCCAAGTGGCTTCACCTAGTTTTCCACCAAAAGAAGCCATTGGACACTTAAGAACAAATTGCATTAGTGCCTCATCAGCAACTAACTGCGATACATTTATACCTTGTACGGTAGGCATAGTTTCACCTCATTAAATTAGTTAATAATTTAACGTGATGACCTCATTTCGGCGCGTTTGCGGGCAATACGGTCACTCACGTCAAGCTCATGGTCTGGTTTCTGATAAGCTGATCGTGAGTTGATATCTTGAATTGGCTCTGGTGCACTACTAACGGTCTTTCGAGTCGGTACACTGCGTTTACCCCTAAATTCTCCGAGCCTCATAGCTTGTTGAATGGGCTCTAAGGCGGCCAATTTTTTGAAATCAATTGGATTTGATTTGTAAATGTCAAATAAAATCCGTGGATCTTTAATGTCTTTTGAAAGTTCAAGTAAGGTTGAAGCTTTATTACCTAATTTAGGTAATTCATAATTCATAAAATCATCATAGTCTTCATCTTTTGCAGAGTGCTCCTGAATTTGCTCGTAAAAACTTTGCCTTTCTTTCTGTTGAACAACCTGATTAACACGTTGATCTACCCAGCTGTTTAAAGCCTGCTCTTGTCGAGCTAATTCTTGTTGGTCTGGTGATAAAGATTGTTGATACTGCTGGTGCGGCTGAGGATAGTGTTGCTGACCATAAAATTGATTAGAAAAAGTATCTGGCCGATAGCCACTATATTTATCCTGCAATTTCTTTTCTAATTTCCGCTCTGACCTAGCTAAACGCTTTTGGAACATTGCTTCCATTTTTGGATCGTCAAACTTATCCGATTCCGTATGGCTTTCGCCATCAGTAGATTCAACTACCTTCTCACTCTCATGTTCTTCAACATTAGATTCAACTTGAGAATTATCTACATTACTTTGAAGTCCTGATGATTGTTCATCCTGAACTTGATTTTCAACTTGATCCATCAATCACCTTATCGCCGTGTTTACCGTTACACGTTACCGCCATGATATACTGCGTCATGTTCGCGCCGTTTTAGAACGTAATTTCTTTATATAGTCATTTACTTTTTTAGTAAAACGATGTACATTACAATTTGCAAAACATGGATGTTATGCTTTACATAGAGGTAAAATGTCATATTTAGAATTCGCTGATTTAAAGTCAAAACTAGCTAATAACTTAAAGCACATTCGGGAAGAAAAATCCGTAACTCAGGAAGAGTTGGCAGATTCGATTCTTGTAAGCAGGCAAACCATAGCAAACATTGAGGACAACGATTGTTTCGTCCACCACTCATATTTCAATTTATACAAGATAGCAAAATACTTTAGCATTACTATGGATGAGCTACTTCATGGGCTTACCACTATGCCCGATGAAGTCAGACTGCTATACCGAATAAAAAAGCTGAGCCCAATAGAACGATCGATGATTGAGGCTTATTTGATTACTAGGAATAAATAGTATGGGTTCATTAAACGTTAGAAAATATTCTTGGAAATGGAATCATATACCAAGCGATAGAAATAGAAAATATAGAAATATTAATGCTAAAAAATATACAGGCTACCCCGATAATTTTAAATTTGAAAGCGCAGATCAAATAAAAGAATATTTATCTCATGATAAAATTACATGTCTTTTATGTGGTAAAGATTATACTACACTTGCTGTTCATCTTTCTTTTATTCATAGAATTCCAGTAAGAGATTACAAAATAAAATTTGGAATTCCAATAAAATATGGATTATGCACAAAAGAATTTTCAAATAAACATTCATTAAGAATGAAGAAAAGAAGCGAAACCGAGGAATTTAAAGAAAATGTAAAAAAACTATCTAAGTATTTTAAAGTTAATCCGGTAGATAAAAATAAATATATACCTCCTTGTACGTCAGTAGATAAAAAAAATAGAAAGTTAAATAAAAAAGAAATACAAGAAATATCCACCACTCCAGAAGAAAAATATAACAGGCATGAATTGGCTAAAAAATTCAACTGTTGTGTTGACTTGATTACTAAATACCGAAAAAAATGTACTAAAAACATTGAAAGAAAAAAATCATTTGATAAATTACATTTTTTGAAAGAAGATGAAATTATTTTTATAAAAAATAATAAAGATCTGTCTCAAAAAGAATTGTGTGAAAAATTCGGAATTAAACGTCTTGATACAATTTCTGATATTAAGAATGGAAGAATACATAAAAATATAGGTAAAGCTTCTCATTTACCATACGGTAAGAATACACCAAGATTAACTGCCGACCAGATTGATGAAATTAAAAATGATACCACCTCACATTATTCTGTTTTATGCAATAAGTTCAATGTTCACAAAAGTACTATCTTTAAAATAAGAAGAAACAATGTGAACTATGTTAATAAATACAAGGATAAAGACATAAAATCCATGAAATTTAAAAGAAAATTTTCTGACCAAGAAATAAATAAAATAAGAAATAGTGAATTATCAGGGAGAGAATTATCAAAAATATATGGCTGCTCTGCGTCACTTATTTCTTCAATTATAAATAATAAAATTTATAATTATTAAAAAATAAATGCGTCCAGAAACAGCCTAGACCATACTACGATAATACCCAATATTGGGTATTATCTTATGTTGCTAACAAAAAAAGACCCCGGCTGGACTTGAACCAGATTGTCCTATTTCAGGTAGGATGCATTAACTTATGCTACGGGGCCGTAAACTCTTATTTTCTATAGCCTTTCATGGACTCACGTTTTGACTGAATTTTATCAGACATATCGTTATCTTTTTGTTTTGGCATAGACTTTTTCATCATCTTTTTGTCTTGCTTCTTATCCTGTTCTTTGTAATCGTCCATTTCGGTGCGTGTTACGTATTTAGCTTTTTTCATGGGTTTCTCCTATTAAATTAAGTTTCATCTGATGTCTTATCACCTGTATCTAAAGAACAAGCGAATAATTCGTTAGGTTTATAAAATTCCGTATAACATCTTCTTTTATTTATAAAGTGTATATGTTCCCTACTTTTAGAGCACACTATATTAAATTTTATAGGAATTGCGCGTCTAAATGAATACTTGATATCATCGTATAAGGGTTCGATTGTATAACCCGCTAATTTATCAGGATGGCCTACAATAGTTGTTCTATAATGAGATTCAAAATCACGCAAAAATTCAATATGACAAAGATCAACAAAATAAATCTTATATTTATCGCTTAATTCCTTAAGCTCTTTTAAAAAATCTGTAATGTTATTTTCCATGTTATTTCCCTTTACCAAGAACTTTATTGGCTTTAGCATCAATTTTTTCTTTCGATGCGGGTGACAATTTACCTTTTTTTACCATCTGTGTAGCACGCGCTTTAGCATTTGCTGCATGACTTTTATCTGGCATAGGATACTTTTCAGCTCCCGGTAATCCAAAGTCACTCTTAGGTAGCTTATTACGCTGTTTACTGCTTAATTTAGACATATTTCTATCTCCTTATGTGCTTTCTATGTGCTTTCTTAGCTTCAATATTTAAATTGTGAACTTTAATATTAACGTCCCTGATAATTTTTTCGAAATTACTGAAAAAATAGTTTAAATCATCTTTTTCCATATCCGTTCCACAAAACTTATTGAATAACTCAACTAGACCATTTAATGAATCCGTATAAGTTTCGCAGTATTTTTTTAATAAATCATTTTGCATTGTTTTTCATCCTTGCGGTTTGTATAGCTGAATGCGTTCCCTCAACAGCCTTTATAATCTCAGCTCTAGAACGTATTGTATCAGTCTGAGCCTTCATTTGATCGGCTTGACCTTCTTGCTGTAGCTTCATCAAATTCATTTGATATTCCATCATCGTCATTTCTTCTTGCAATTGCTGCTTGCGCATATCTAATTGCTGTTGCTGCTGCTTAGTTTGATTTTCCATTTGTGCATTAAGTTGATCTAGCTGCATTTTCTTTTGATCCATTTGCAACTTCATCATCTCAATTTGCATTTGTGGAGGTGGCCCCTGTTGTGGCAACGGAGGAATAGGAGCGGCGCCAATTTTCTTTAGTACTCTTGGATCTAGTTTGTAATTCATACGGTCAGCAATTTCTTGGGCATTATTGACATTGAGATTTTTAGCGAATATATCACCCATTAGGCTAATTAATGTAGGATCAAGCTGGAATAATTGCAATATTGCATTAGCAGTTTCTTGACGTTGAACCTCAAATGCGGGGCCGCAATGAACGCTAATTTCATAATCTTTTTTAGTTATCATGGTTTCTGGTTTTTGATCATCATTAATCACGACATTTTTAGCCCCATTACTGGTGTTAATAGAGATTTGTCGATAGGTATCATATACCACATGCAAACCATCAGAAATTATCATGTTTGTATAGGTGATCATCCGGTTAAGCTCATCCAGTAAAATACTATTTGATTTATTATCTTCTCTGTTTATCGAGTCTATGGCTTTACCAGATGTATTTAGTCCACCTGGCGACATTTGAGAGGTTGGGGAACGATTTAACGCGTCATTCATTATTTGATTCATCTCGTTCATTGTTACGAGTAACGACTGCGGAATCTCTTTATTTGGTAATATTTCCGGACGTGGAAATGCTGTAGTGGGATGAAACATTAAAATACCATTAACTTGATCCGGGTTGCGCCATGACTCTTTGCGATCTGCATCTTGCGGTAAATTCTGAGGAGACATGACGATACGTTCAGTGCGATATTTTGTAGCCGCATCTGCAATAGCCGACAATACTATATTCAACATTTTTTGAGGATCTTGCGCAAAATAAGATTCCGGTATTACGCAAAACTCACCCTTATCATTAATATAATGCGCACTAAACAATGTAACAACCGGGAAATGCTTATTAATCCAGTCTTGTTTAGCTAATATTTTTTTACCGCAAAATATCACTTCTTTTATTTTGTATGTTGCAACAGTTCGCTCTTTAACTATTTTGAATAAAGGCTGAGGCTGTCCTCCCATCATAATTTCTTGCTCTATTTGAGAGTTCAATTCGTCTATCTTTTCCTCTGCCTCCTCTAAATCAAAAGTATAGCTCTTAAAACCATTATCAACTTGTACTACTTTTTTGTTGTAATATTTTTTGTAGTAATGATGACAAACCGTATAAGTATCATGACCTTTGTCGTCTGATGATCCACTACTTACCTGCCAGGTAAACGCAGTTGGGCTATAAACGTTATCATCTAGTAAATTTTTATCTTTATTAAGGTCAACTTTATACTGAGATTTTATTTGATTAGCGGTTAAATCCATGCTAAAGCCCTTGAAATCCCCATGGTCTTTTGGGTCTAGACTTGTGATATCTTGAGCATTTGGGTCCCAATAAACACGCATAGAATTAGGCAGACCTATGATTTTGAATGACTTATAAAACGAATCATCAGACTCATAATCATATTTTATCCGCCAAGCTCCCCACCCAAAATAAGCTCGGTCAGTTGAATCTTCATAAATTTTATTAGCAGAACTATGCATTGAAATGGACTCAAGCATTGATTGCCTTAATTCAATATTGTCTTCATTTTTCTGTGCAGCCGCTTCATTTTCGGGATAGCCAGCAATAGGTCTTAATTCAACATTGCGTTTTAATCCACGGACTTCTGAAATAAGTTTATTTTTATTGTTAATAATACGGTTAATACAAACTTTAGGCTTTTTATTTTTAGAATAATAGGCGCTTTCGTTGCTCTCCCATTGTCCCTCTTTGGTATTAGTAAATTCCTGTGCTGTCCTATACATTTTAAGATTATTTTGATTTGCACTATATGCATTCTCAACTTGATTCTTGAGCTTCTTTAAAATCTTTTCGTCTTTGTATTTACCTTTACTATTATCGTTATCTAGTTGCATGATATTAATCCTTTAATTTCTAGCCGCTCTTAAGATATCTACCTCTTCCGCCGATGGCTTATCGTTATATAATCCAAAATTGTTAATGCGCATTGCAATATATTGCAAGCAATCTTGAGGTTCGGAATGAGGATGAGTTTTAACGGGCGTTGATGTCGTCATCTTTTCGCCTTTACCAGGGATAGTCCTTTCTCCTAGATAGTATTTACCATTCATACCCTCTCGCAGTATCGGACAGCCTTTTTTAGATATTAAAAACGAAGGCTTTCCACCGCTCATTCTATTTAAAAATCCTCTCACCGCTTCAAGTCTCGGCTCTTCCTTATTGCTTAAAGCTGCCTCTGTATATGTAAAATTATCGCAAATAGTTTGGATAAGCGTTGGTTCGTCGATGTTTTTAGCACTGCGTGCGTTACCCGCTGGGTCAGCGTCACTGAATGCAATCCTATAATCCTTTAAATTCATTTGAGACCAATAAGGCTTGACGCAATCAAATATTAGATTTTCTATACCAAAACTTTCCGTTATAAATTCCTGAATTACTCTTAACTGACCATTTACGAATTGCACTATAACCAAGCATGGAGTTAATCCAAAATCCCAACCTAGGTACAGCGGTGATCCTGGTGTATAGTCAATCGTATCAACGCTGTGAATATCATCGTTATATTCCGGGAATACCGGCTTGCCTTCAAATGCTAAACCATACTCACCTCTTGCATACACATTAATAAACTCTATGGTTTTACCCGCTATTAAATGCAAATAATAATCTTTACTGTTATAAGGATTATCTCGCAGAGGATTTTCAATCCATTTGTTGTTAGCATCTTTTATAACGCCAGGTTGCTGTTTGTAAAATCCAAATGAATCGGGCTTTTCATCTTCAAATTGTTTTTTAATCCAGTGTGTATTTGGGGGTGGATTTGTATCGCAATCTAACGCTCTAGGGTAATCATCAGTACCTACATCATCAACCATGGGATAACGCCCAATACGACCTTGGATGGCATCAAATAATGATTTAGGATAATCTCTTAACTCATTTACCAATCCGTCGGTAAATTCACAAGATCCTAATTTATCGACGTCTTTCTCTTTTTCGAAAGCCATAAAATAGACTTCCCACTCTATAGGCCCCTTCTGGTCATAAAACCGTGCTTTAAATATAGGATAAGGTTTTTGGATAAATGTTTTAAGGTCTCCTGGCGCAGGATCGGCAAAGTCTCCAAACCAGTCTAAAAATGTATTTATGATTGATGACCACAGTTTGGAATAGGTGGTACGTGTGATAATCGTTCTAGACCTTCTTACACCGTCTTTACAGGGAGGCATATTTATCGCGTTGAGAAACTTTATCATCATTAATCCAACTGTTTTTCCCGATGAATATGGGCCCATTACAAGGTTTACGTATTTTCTGGAGAGATAAAATTCTTTAAAAAATGGGGTTGGCGTATATACTTTTTCCGTCCCATCATTGCGTAATAACCTAATAGACCAATCCTCATTAACAACAACATTAATCTTTTGGATCGGGTTAACGCGACTCTCAATCTCGCTACGATACTGCTGGAGCTGATGTAGTAACGCCATCCTTGGCTACTCCTGTCAGTGATTTTATAAGCTCAAACTCTCTTTTGATATTTTCGATATCAATTAATTTGTGCGTGTTTGTTATTAGGTTTATGAGCACCTCCGCTCTATCCGGAGCAATAACACCCTCTAACAGAGCATTAATGATGAGGTAGCACTGATGCGTGGGATTAGGTGTGTCTGCTATCCCACGCTTTAGAGCGCGTTGTGAGGCGTGATAATTAGCTCCAACCCACATCAACTCGTGAGTACGACTATTAAAATTGCGGTTTAAAAAATTGTCATTAGCTACGTCAGATAACCAGGCAAGGTAATTAGTTTGCGCCTGCTCTTTAGCCTCTGCAAACTCAGGGTAATCTGTCACCCAGTTGTATAGCGTTGCTGTTGATACCCCGATCCCTCGGGCGAGTTGGTGGACGTTGCACCCTGTGGACGCAAGCTCAATAATTTTGTTGCAATACGCCGGATCGTATTTATGCATAACTGGTTATCATCCGTGATATAAAAGAGAGGCGGAGAAACAAGGACGTAAAACACCGCCTCTTAAACACATGTTTAAAACCGTAGCAATCCATGCTACAGATCTAGGCTAACATACCACTATAGGTAGTGTCAATAAAATTTGAACATACTAAATATGGGATTTTAGTTCGCTAGCAATCTTTAAAGATAGCCCTTTACACTCTCCGCAGAATTCAGTTGGATTAGAATCTCGGTCATTTCTTTCATTAAAAAATTTTTCAATGGTATTAAATTTATACCCGCAAGATAAGCACAGCCTACGTCTAATAATGGTGGAATTTTCATTCTTTGGCCTCGAATCTATACAACGGGTTATACCTGAGCATTTAGGGCATTTAAATTTCATGGATTAATTATAACAACAATTAACCACGCGTGTACAGGGGTTCAATTTGATAAATAATGGTTAAAAAAACATCCACATTGAAATAATAAAAATTTTTTAAAAATCTCTTGCATAGGCATGTTTGTTCCTCTATACTTATCTCATAGCGTTAATTAAGACGCTAAACAAGGAGATCAAAAATGTTAGTAAAAATAAATGGTAATAAATATAAAGTCACAGAATTTTACACAACTTTATATCAAGCTAAAAAAGCCTTAGAAGAAGCTAAATTACGTAATAAAGCTTTTTCAGAAATATTTAGCGAACATCCTATAAAATATTCAGTTGAAAAATTTAAACACGGTTTTGTTCTAAAGTCGAATAATGGCTTCTCAGGTACCTATTATGACGGAAAAATACACACAGAAAAATATCACACACTATTAGTTTAACAAGGGGATCAAAATGAAAAACCCCGACATAAAAGGCATGCGAGAAAAAGTAGGACTATTACAGCGTCAAGTTGCAGAATACTGTGGTATAAGTGAGAGAACTTGGCGATATTACGAAAAAGGACGAGATATACCGCACTGGGTCTATTTAAAATTTGAAGAATTAATTGGCTGCGTGCCTAGGAATCGAACCTAGGACAGGGTGGTTAACAGTCACCTACTCTACCACTGAGTTAGCACGCAATTTTCTATTAATTTACAGCAGATAGTCGTGATACTTTGATAATTTTTTTAACATTTGTACCGTATCTAACTTATAAAGCCTTAGTTTTTCTGCTATAAATCTTCTAAGCGTATATTCTACTCTGTTTCCGCTGTTTTCGGAATGCTCTAATATTTCTAATATTAACTTGCGCACCTGATCATCTTTCATATAAGCTCCTGAGTTCCAAAATTCTTATTAAAATCTAAAAAACGTGCTATTTGAAATGGTATAAAATAAACAGTTTGTTGATCCTTATGATAATTCTATAAAACATCCTTCATGAATTGAATAGGATCAGATTGTAATTCGATCATAGCAGCTCCCCATCACAATTAGCACACCGCAATTTATTACCACAATCTATGCAAATTTTCTTTGCTTCGTAATCTTTATATAAATCTAAATACAGTGTTTTGTAGTAATTAGCATCAGCTTGATAATTATGTTTGGTGATATAAAATCCTAATAGTTTCATAGTAGCTCCTTTACCTAAAGATCACACAAGCCATTAAGTTCATTATTAATATCAATACGATGGTAATCAAAAAAAGAAAATTATTTTCTTTTTCACCGCTGTCTACAAACAGAGCAATAAATAAAGTGAAAATAATCAAAAAAATAGAAAATAATCGATAATAAGTTAGCATCATTATTTACTCCAAATTTACTCCAAATTTACTCCAAGCGTCCATCAACCTTGCATACTCAGCCTTTAGATTATCAGCGGTATCAAACGGCAACGACAATAATCCGTTTAATAATAATCTATTATTGGCAATATCTTGAGAAACGCTATATAGCCTTGGTAATTTAATCAAAGCTTCGCAAAAAAACTTTATTTCCTGGGTAAAATAATATCCAGGATACTTTGCCATAAAACCGCTAAATACAACCAGCACGCTATCATCAGGGGGAAATTCTATCTTTTCTAAATTTATTATTAAGTAGTCATCTTCGTCATTAGCAAGCATAAAGTTAATCTCGCTCACGTCAAAGTTGTGAGGTTGACCGGTTTTGTCAGTGACGGTGAAAATTTCTTTTGTCATTTTAAAATCCTATATTTTATCATTCATGTTCAAATAATTTTCAATAGAGTCTCCGGAAACCTTACTCCATTTCGTAATCGGATAAAGCCCAAGCCTATTCTTAAACTCCCCTACTGCCATTAGCAATTCGCAGATCATCTCTTTCGATAAAACATCCCTGGGGTTATCTTGGCTTAAGTACCGCAGATTGCTAATCGTGCTTTCGGCTCTATGTTTAACTTCGTTCATTTTTAATTCTCTCCAAAGCTTTTTCAACGACAAAATCCACAATTTCATTGACAGTAATATTATCTATATTTTTTGATTGTAGCGTGGTATTAAGTAGCTTCCATCTGGACGCATCACAATCACACACATGTAGACTTATCTCATCCATAGACGTGTGGCCAGCGCACACGTCTTCCCCGGCGTCATTGATTGCAGTCCACGTTCTGTTTTTAAAATTAATTTTTAGGTGCATTTAAGTTGCCAAAAAAAACAATACAAAAATTATATCTTAAATATAGCAAAAAGCAATAGTTATGCTATAGTTATGATATATTTATGCGGTAAGAGGTAGTAATGATTATATTAATAGCAGGGGAGAAGGGTGGTACCGGGAAAACAACGACTGCTATTAATTTATCCGCTATGCGCGCTGTTACTAAAGATTTATTATTGATTGATACCGATAAAATGGAGAGTGCTAGTAACTGGTGCGAATGGCGCGACAAATTTGAGACACGGCCTAGAGTTAATAATGTCAAAAAATTTGGAAGATCCGTTGAAACAGAAATAAAAGCTCTCCAGCAAAAATACGATGATATTATCATTGATTCTGCTGGCACAGACTCAGTGGAGTTGCGTAGTGCTCTTAGCGTCGTGGATAAAGTTATTTTTCCGCTACTACCATCTCAGTTTGATGTTGATACTATTGGTACATTAAATTATCTAGTTGAGGAGTTTAAACAGATAAACGAAACTCTACAGGCATACATTTTGCTTAATAGGGTCATGCCGCACCCTCACTCAATCGAGCTAAAATTAGCTAAGAAATTTTTAGAGAAAAATACATTATCTGATATTACATTATTAAGTACATATTTGTGTGACAGGAAAGTTTTCCGGGAAAGCGTCAAAAAAGGAATGTCCGTCACTGAATATAAAAAAGACAAAAATGCGATCATAGAAATATCAAGTTTATACGGAGAAATATTTAATGAATACTACAAATGATTTTTCATTATCAAAAAGAAGCGCGCTTAAAAGAAAAACTGACAGGTTGATTGATGAAGCCGAGGGATTAAGAGGCGATGATTACCGTTTTTACCTACGTATGCCAAGCTCGTTAGAAAAGACCTTGAGGGAAATAGAAAAACGTTCACGTATGTCTAAAAACGGAATCATATTAAGTATACTGATCCCCGCTCTTAATCAGAGGTTAAAAGATTTAATGCCAGAATAGCTGCATATATATAGCAAAACTATAGCATAAATATATCAAAATGATATCAGCTGCAAAAAAATGTTCCACGTGGGAAGATTAGCTTTAAAGGAAAAATTATGAACATAAATGATTATTATAAAATGTCTGAAGACGATCAAAAAAAATTCAGGAAAAATAATCCTTTACTTTTTGTAGGGGAATGTATCGTTAGCTTTGACCAAGAAACAATAATTAGTGAAAAGGAATTATTTAATAAATTAGAAAATAAATTATTAAAACTCTTTAATAGAGATTCATCTAATTAAAGACTTTAGTCTATTTCTTTAATTAAACTTCTCAGAAATAAAATCCTTCAGCCAATATTCAGCTATTACCAGATGTTCAAGGCAATTTTTCAAGAGGTCATCATATTTGCGGCATTCCCGGAAATGAATGTCTGAAATGGAATTTTTTAGGCATATTAATTGATGGCTTAAATATTCTAACCCTTTTTTATCCATTAACATTCTCCAAAAAATCTTCCAAGCATGTTATCACAAACGGCTTATTTCCCGTCCATTGATCTCTAAAGTCAATCTGGGACTCGATTAGCTTACCACCCCTGACTTTAACCTCAGCTAAATAGTTAATTCCGCGATATCCAACGACGAAATCAGGGAAACCCCTTCCTACCATACTAGTGTCAGTTACAGAGGCTCCAATCGCTTTTAATTCGTGTATAAGCGATTTATGGTTGGCGTCAGTTCTCTTATGCATTAAACCACCCAATATCAAGTCTCAGACTATATTCAACAAAAAACATATTTTCCACATAAACTAGCTTTAAGGGTAACTTTCCATGGTGAGAATAATTACAAAAGCCTATTATATCAGGAAACATAGTAAATTCCTTTTTTATCGGGGAAGCTATAATTTCAGCCGCAGCCATAAAATTTTCACGATTTTTAGATAGAAAACTGCCAAACAAATCATCAATATTTTCACTTTTATTATAAAATGCAACTGATTCGGGATATTTAGCAGGAAGTGAAATAATATCATAAATGAATGGAGAAATTTTTACTTTATGAAAATCGAATTTTAGCTTTTCAAGATAATTGATCATCTTAATTTCAGAATTTTTAGCTAATATCTCTAATCGTTGTTTTATAGTTTTACTCAATATCGATATCCTCAAACATTTTATCTATCTCGCTTTTACGCTGACTGTAATATCGCCTTGCGTGCTCATCCCTGTCTGTTTTCAATAAAGTGAGTAGGGCAGCAGCAGTTTGATTGTAATGATCCATAACCAGAGGTGGAACGGGTTTTCGGTCTCGTTTGCGAGCATATAGAGGCTCGTAAAGCTTTTCTAAGGCTTTATCTCTCTTTGATAGCGCTTCTGCGTGGTTCATTCGTTTTACCTTCCCTGGTAAAAAGGAGAAAGGATGGATTTACACCACCGACCCATGGCTCTACTACTGAGCTACTTTCTCCATAAAATAAAACCGCTAGCGCGAACTAGCGGTTTTCAATGGTGAGAACATCATCCCAAACCCATTACACGTCACCACTATTATCCACTATTTTCAAGTTAGGAACAAACAAATTTTTACACTTAAAAACCACATCATTTTCAGCAGATCCAACAATTATTTGAGCAAGAGTAGAAGCCTTATTGGCAGCTTCAACAAAATTATCTAGAGTCATAATAATACATTTATGATCACGATCGTAATAAATAAAAATTTTGTTTTTTACAGTTTTTATTCGTTTTATTAGAGATATTTCTATGTAGTCTCTTTTTTCGTGAGCATCAGCAGTTAAATATAAAAAATCCATCTACCATCCTTGACATTTAATTGCTTGATCTATTTCTATTTAAATCACAGGGAAAAGGATAAATTAATTTTTGATTGTCTGGAGTTGCTAAACATATTTGAGTCTGAAGCACTGAACATTTCCAATAATTAATCCCACAAACTATCGTTAATATAATTAAAAATAATACAACAAGAGAGCTTACATACAACCAGAATTTAAATACTTGGTCCATATAAAATATCCTTATGTTAAATAATTTTAAAAGCTGAGGCCGACGTATCGACCTCGGGTGCTCAGTCTACAATAATGTAGATGAGGAGTGTCCGCCTTAGGCATTAAATTTGGACGGTTAATATTATCACAACCTTATAAAAGTAGTATATAGTTATGTTTTTAATTGAGGTAACATCATGAGATTATTAATATTAATACTGATAGCTGTAGGTACTTTTTCCAATGCTGTCGTAATCAATTTTGTCAATAACAGCGACGCATACCCAATGTATTTTATGTACAACGTCGCCACGGTAAATCCTGATAGCAGCATTTCATGGGGTGGATTAACGGTTACTCCTACGGTATTAAGCGGATCTAGAGATGAGATAGATATTTCTCTGGGATCAAATCAAAAGGTGTATGTGCAGGGTGCATCAGTTATTCAGCCGTCATTATCGTGGTTTTATGAGTATTGCGATACTCAATTCCCAAAATGCATTAGCAATTGCTATATGGATAATACTTATACTACAACAGGTTATTTGCCAGTTTATCACTGGGATCATTACCCGTTGCCGCCTACACTGGAGGTGGTATGCTCAAAGATTTAACCATGTATCTTTCTTGCGTAAATGATCAGTTAATTTAAATATGGAATGACCAGAGGAGGATTGTTGTTTTACGAACACTCTTTTTCTTACTAAGGCTGTTAAGAATTTTCTAAGTTTATTTTTGGGGGGTAGAAACCCATTAGCTTTTCTAAACCAGTATGACATCGTTTCTCTACCACAACCATGTTCAAAAGCATGAGGAAACATTAAATAAGTCTTTTTAATGTGACGTAGGTTTAAGCTGAACTCATCGTATTCATAAGTATTCCAATTGTAAATATAAACTTTCATAAAACAATAATAACAAAAAAAACAAACTATCAACAGATCTCTCTACTCGTATCTAGTATTATTTAATAATATTAGCTATACGAACAATACAGTGTACCCGCTTAGTAGATAGCAGTACCCACTTAGTTTTTAGATATCCCCAGGTTAGTTTTTAGATATCCACAAGTAGCCTGGAAGTAATGGATGTTTTAGCGCAGAGTATGAGGGTTTTAACGCACATTATTAGGGTTAAACATAGCTACGCCGGTCGATCCAGCCGACTAAGTGGATTAGTTTCTAGGTTTGAGCTTATCGCGAAGGTAGTCAAATACCTCCTTTGGCTCTTTAAAAATCTCTACAGAAGGTTTTGAGGAAGTAGGGTAGCCGTAAGAGGCTATCTTGATTTTACGCGCCTTTGATGCTGTGGCGAAGCTTAACGCCTTTTTGAGACGCCATACAGCATAATCAATATGAGCAAAGAGTTTTGCAGTAAGATTAAAAAATGACGCATAAAATAATGGATTAGCTTTATCGTAATATTTGCGTTTTTTTTCTTTTTTTAGATAACCTGATTTTATCAATATCCCGATTGCTCTTTGAGTTGCTGACCAGGATTTTTTAAGTGCAATTGATATATTATCTATGGTAAATGAATTCCAAACATGAATATCACCTTGCCCATCAGAATTATAGCTCTCAAGATTTGCGTGATGAGTAAGGTAACTCAACACTAACGCGCAGGTTTCTCTCAATTCTGATCTGGCTAATTTATTGGCTTTATTTTTTAATTGCGGCAGAAACTCACGTCTAGTCAATAAACGATCTTTAATTTTATCGATAATTCGGAATAAAGTATCAGGAGGCTTAACGCCCATCCTGTGCTCTTTTTCATCATAAACTCTAAGATTATAGGTATTGTGTGGTAAAATTTCATGAATATAGGACTTTTTTTCCGAATTATGAAAATTGTTGTTGAAATTATCGATGAAGCTATCTATAGTTGGAGACATGAAAAAGGCGGCCTCCTAGCTGTTTTTTTTGTTCGGATGTCGTTAAACATCCGGTGAATTTTTATCAAATTAGACTCCCTGTTAGGCCGCCTGCGAAGCGGCCTTAATTTTTTAAATACTTCTAACAGTATAATCAAATCCATTTGATAAACCATAATACTTAAATACATTGCTTAGTACTAGCAGTCCCATCATGAGACTGCTAATTGCTTAGGTTAATAGAGTTAGGGGTAGTAACAAATTAACTTAGTGGTTTTGACGCGCTTAGGGGCTCAACCGGATAAGTGTGCATACAATTGATTTAAGGATGTAAAGTATGACAAATAAATTACAATACTCAAAAATAAACACGTCAAAACTACTAAATAAACTTTATATACTCAGTATTTATTATTTTTGACCCGAATGCAATAACATTTTACCAGTCTGATCTCATATCTTTTATTTTAACTTTTTTGCCGGTTATTTTCTCAAAATATTTACAATGCTTCTTTGAAACTGGTTTATGACCATAAATCATGTTCGTAATAGTTCGTATATTTAGGTCTAAATCTTTACATGCTTTTTTAATAGACTTATTTCGAATCTCCCAGTCTAGCTTTAAAAAATATTCTCGTAATGTCATATTTTCACCATATAATTTTTGTATAACAATAGTATTGTTTTTTTGGAATAATAGCAAGCCGAAAATATAAATATCCCGCTATGATAAAAATATGCAAAAAATATGTTGACATCTGTCTAAGCGTCAGCTAATCTTAAAACATAAGCTAAACGCTTATAAGCCACGGAAGGTTAACAGTTAAAGGAGTAGAGGAATGTTAGATTTTTCGAGAAAAGACACAATGGAACAAAGAGCGAGTAATAATGCTAATGATATTCTAATGAAAGCGGTACGGAATGATTGTCGAGAATTATGGGACTTACGGCAGCAATCCCCAGAAGAGTACGACGAGCTATTAGTGTCATTAGCAGTGACTGAGCGATGCAGTGACAGTCTAATTAAGTCTAACTGCGTTGCCGCTCAGATATTCGATATTATATCATGCAAGAGAGATCGAGACGAAATCATCAAAGAGATTGAGAGTAATTATAAAGCAGCACTCCATGATAGCTTTGAAATCAAAAGTGTCTTAGAGGATAAATTTAGGCTGGCTTGGCATGACCACCTAAATACTACCCCGAAACTTAGAGTGCTACATGACGATGTGCGCGATTTAGTTGACGATGACAATCGGGATCGCGCACGATCATTGAGGGGGATTTGATTATGAAAATATATAAGCTGGAAGTTCCATTATATTACTTTGTATCTGATAATCCTGAAAAATGCCTTGTTAAGATCTCTGAATTTTTACTTAAAAATAAAGATAAAGAACATAAATCTTGGGAGTGTATTAATTTATTATGTTTTTTCCACAAGTATCAAGTTATTTTTGAAGAGGTATACCCGTGGAATATTGATCTTAATAATATAAATAATATTTTAGCCTTAACCCCATTTCGAGAAGACAAAGAATATATCGAACAAGAGGCTATTAAAAAATTTAATGAAATAATTAAACAATAGGAGAAAAGCATGGACGCTGTAATTGAAGAGATTAAAAGGAATTTTTTAGAGACATTGTTTTTTGAAGAGGGAGAGCCACGGTTAATAGATTATTTAGCTATGGTAGCGTTACTGGGAAGTACACTTGTAAGTGTAGTAACGTTTATAGCAATTATTTTAGTGTGAGGTGAATTTATGGGTTTAATATATTGTAGTAGAAAATATAAACTAGTTACGGAATCTGAATATTTAAAAGTACATCATTTTCTTGAAGCCCTAGACGAAGCGGTTATTTTGCCGCTATCAGATAGATTCAGTCGTAACGAACTTTATACAGTGCATGGGGTTAAATTAATTTATATTCGTACTGACGGAAGTACCGATAAATATTTTGTCCTAAATGAATTACTTAAATTAATTAACTGAGGAGTGAAAATGAGTAAATACGGTGAGCATTTTAAAAAATTATTACCTAAAGATAGGCTACTTGTTTCGCATATGTTTGAATTAGTAATTTGCAGAAGGGGTAGAGACGATATTATCGAGGATCTTATCAAGAACTACAAAAGCTCTATCAACAGTAAAGGTATGATTAGTATATTGCAAGAAAAGCTCCGTATGGCCTGGCATACCCATGCAGAAGGCTACTCAGAAACAACTATGCTACATGATGATGTGCGCGATTCAATTTACGATGACAATCGGGATCGCGCACAATCATTGAGGGGGATTTAATATGGATAAAGTAGAAAGTTTCTGGAAAAGAATAAATGATGGATTAAGAGTAGAGATAAAAAATAATTTATCTTCCGAAAAAAAGATATGGACTTATTACCTTCATATAAGTAAAGAAAAATATTCAAAATATTGGCATCTAATTAAAGATTTAATTAAACAATATAAAGGTTTTGAAGGAATTAATTTTTCGGGTGGAATAACCTGGAAGTCTATCGAAAAAATTCAGCTACCAAAACTTGATAGAGAGGTAGGTCACTTAGTAATTGAAGAATATGTTTTTTTGAAAGTAGGATGCGATTATAACCACATTTGGAATAAATCCGAATATGAAATAGAAGAGATTTTGGAAGATGCTATGAAAACAGCCGAGCAATTTACGGATAAATACCCAATTTAAAATAGGAGAAAAGCATGGACGCTTTAGTTAGAAAGTTAAGGAAAAGTTTTTTTGAATCTATGGAATCAATATTGAGGGGGATTTGATTATGGGATGGGTAGGCGGAGCACTTTTACAACGAGTAAAAGTTGTTATGGAAAGAGAGCACTTAACATTAAAAATGATTTATGAAAAAGAAAGGGACGGCTGCCTTTATAATGCGATGTCAAGTATAGAAAATGCAATAAGCAATATTGATCTTTATTTAAGTGATAAATAGGAGAAAAGCATGAACTTATATTTAGTAAATATATCTGATCAAGTTAATTATGAGGATGTTAATAATGACAAATAAAGCATTTCTTTTACATTATAGAAACGAAAAATCGCAGGATTACTTTATGATAGTGCTAGAGAAAAATAAGCTATGCGCTAGAACGGCAGCTTCATATTGGACCGCAACATTTGACGATAATTACAAAGAAGTTAGAAACTACGATTGGCTTAGCCATAGCAAATGTAAGTGCTATGAATTAAAGTATAAAGGGGACGAGAGAATTTTATTTTACAAAGACCCTAACCAAGAATTTAATTATTTAAAAGGTAAGTTAGTATGAAACCTGGAATATACAATATTTCCAACGAAGAATATCACTCATCAGAAGGTATTAGCAGAAGCGGCCTTATGTTATTTAAGAAATCAGCAAAACATTACTGGAATAGATATTTAAATCCTAATAGAAAGCCTGAAAAAGAAACATATGCTAAAAAATTCGGTAACGCAATGCACGTTAGTATTTTAGAACATGATTTATTTAAAGACAATTACGTTATATTGCCTAAAATTGACAGACGGACAAAGATTGGGAAGGAACAGTGGGCAGAATGGGAAAAGAAAAATGCTGATAAAGAAATAATTTCCATTGATGATTACGAAAAAATTTTAGAAATAACCCAGTCCATAAGAGATGATGACTATGCTGCAAATTTAATAGATAATGCTGAGTATGAACAATCAATTTATTGGGAAGATGAGGAGACAGGTATATTATGCAAAGCACGACCTGATATTATGCACGATAATATAATTTGTGATTTAAAGAGTACAGCTGACGCATCAGAATTCTCTTTTATGAACTCAGCTTATCGTTATGGCTACCATATTCAAGCAGCTATGCTAAAAGACGGTTTTGAAAAAATAACAAAAAAAGAATTAAAAGCAGTAGTACTTATTGCTTTTGAAAAAGAACCACCTTATGCTGTGAAAAGTTATATAGTTGATGATAGCGCTATTGAAAAAGGACAAGAGGAATATAAAGCTTTGTTAAAGAATTACAAAGAAAGCCTCACAGAAAACAAATGGAAAAGTTACGGCGCTTCTTATTTGTTTTTGCCAAGTTATGCATTTTACTAGGATTAATTAAATGAAAAAATTATTTTTAATTCATATAGAAAAACCGATAGATTACGACTCACCTCAATCTATGTTAGTGTTAGCTGATTCAGAAAATGAGGCAAGAATATTATGCGAAACCAATCTAGATAAAGATTATCTTTTTGAGAAAAAAGTAGTTGGAAAATTTATAAATCGTGAATTAAGTTTTTGCAGACAAATAGAAATTACTGATAAAAGCGAAGTAATATACATAGATATATTGGAGGGTTAATAAATGTCACAAGAAATAATGCTTAATAACAATGGAATTATAGCTAAGGTTGAACTAGATACAAAAATATCCACAGCAAAAGCATATCCTAGAGATGTGAAAAAATTTCTTCAAAATGCTGAAATACAAGTAACATTAGATGAAGAGATTGCAGAAGAATGCTGGTATAGCTTGCCAGGGAGAGACGAAGAAGGAAATCGTATAGAAGGGCCGTCAATAAGACTCGCAGAAATAATGAGGTCAGCTTGGGGTAATATAAAAACAGCGTCAAGAGTTGTTGAAAATGATGGAAAGTTTATAACGGTAGAAGGGACCGCCTGGGATTTAGAAACTAATACACAAACTACGTCAGAATTGCAGATATCAATTATTAAAAGAAACGGCCAAATTTATACGGCGGATATGCAGACAAAAGCTTCCGCTGGAGCGCAATCTAAATGTTTGCGTAATGCTATATTCTCAATAATAGGAAAATCATATACTAATTACTTAATGAAAAAAGCAAAAAATTTTGCTGTTGGAGACCAAAAAACATTATCAATTAAACGTAAAAAAATATTAGAAAGATTTAAATCAATGAATATCTCAGAAGAAAAAATATTTAGTTATCTTAATAAAAAAAGTATTGAAGAAATAACTTTACAAGATATTGAATATTTAATCGGTATTGGTACAGCAATAAAGGAGGGAACCATAAAAATAGATGATGCTTTTACGGATAAAATAATAGAGTCTAATAGCGCGCAAGACCTAATTAAAGAACTTTTACCGAAAAAAGAAACTATGCTTATTGAAGCTGAAATTGTTAATAAGGAATCAAAGGAAAAACTGGATAACTGGATAAACTCAAAAAGCACGGCTAACCAATAAGGAGTAATCATGATCAGGTACGACTATATCAAGATAGATATCAAAAAAACAAAAACCATGTTCTCAATCGTTAAGAATGTTTTTTCATGGGATCGCAATAAATTATTCACCGATGATAACTGAAATACTTTTAAGGTCGTGACTGTTGATAATTTAAAAGAATACATTAATACGCTCTAAAATGGAAAAAACTTAAATGAAAGACGAATCAAACGATTTTGCGTCACTCAATGATGAAATTGAAAAATCAAAACAGAAACAGAAAAGGAGACCTATGTTTTACGTATTCAGGCATAATTACAAGAAGCTTTATAAAGATGAGCATAAAAAATATATAAAAGAAAAAAGTAAATATTCGATTGCCTGTAATGAAAATGGAGTAATTGTAACATACGATAATGAACCTTTTAAAATACACAATTGCAATACTGAGTTAGAAGATAAAATTATAAAAAATCAGCAGGATTGTATTGTAAGACTTGAAAGTGAAATTTTTGAATTGAAATACAAGCTAGCCACTCTTTGCGATAGTAAGATTAAGGAATTAAAATGAGTGATTACGATCAATATTATGATGCTATAAAAAATGACTGTGATAATATCTCAGAAAAATATTGCAGAGAGATAAACAGGATCACTTATGCTGTTTTAAAAACAAATCTTACTCAAGAAGAAATGGAAAAATTAATATTTGATATGACATGTAATATATTAGAAAGAGTAAGCAGTGCATTGATGCCACATTTTGTAGATAAGGATTTATTGGAGTCGGCACTAAATATTATTGCGTCAAAGGCATATATCAGGCATTTAAATAACAGGGAAAGGTTGAAAATATTTTGCGAGACAATACCTGAAGAAATCCACAGTGATTTTGTTAGATTCCTGAGGGAAGGGGAAAATTTGAGATGAAAGATGATTTTGAAAAATTAAAAAAGGTAGTTACATGTCTTCATGCCGATGAATTTCCTTCGTTTGTTATAGAAAACCAATATTGTCTTCCAATCTATAAAGAAGATATTTTAAAAAAAATAAAGGCCTTTAAAAATATAATAGATAGTAATGATAAAATACTTGAAAATAATCCTATCACAAAGTTTTTTGTTAAAATGATCTTATACACGCAATTTTCAAGACTAACTTCTCTAAGAGATTTATTTGAGGGGTTTGGATTTTTCCCTGAATATGTAACTAGAAAAGTGGATAATGGTAAGATTATAGATTTATGTAAATTAATAGAGACAGATGAAATAATTTTTGAAAAAGAATTTATTCGTGGTTAACTAAATTAAATGTCCGGTAAATTGAATTTATTCAGACAAACAAATAAGGTATCGGCTACGCTATGAAAGTGATAATAAAGTATTTGGATAATTATTTAAATACCCCTGGAGAGATTCTTTGTCGTGGTGAAATTAAGGAATGCTTAAAAAAAATAATTTTAGAAGGTTACAAAGAATCCTTCTATGAAGGAATTGAGCCGGCAGCTAATACAATTGCTACATTTTATAGTGAAGGAAAAAAGCTTAACGAAGCCAGATCAGAGTGGGCTTTTGTAGGGATTTATATTGATGTAATGTCATATTTAGAGGATGATTTAACAGATATGGTAAAAAATTTAAAAACGGACATTGAGGAGAGACGATGAACATAATTAAAAAGCTATTTTTCCGTAAATACATAGAAAAAATTAACGGGATGAAAGATGATTATTTTTTTTTAGAATCTCGTGTCAGTGCTTTAGAGGAAAAGTTAAACTTAAAAGCAAGGGATATTGAATTTAGAGAAAAATGGATTAAATATAACTGCAATCGTATTCAAGCAATATCGCAAGAACATTCTAATTCTGATGAAGAATTTGCAGGAAGTTTATTAGTTGGTATACTTAGTGCAGTTTATGATTTGTTTTTAGATATTAAATGTTAAATGTCCGGTAATTAGTAGTACCGCACATTGAGGAGAGACGATGAACATAATTAAAAAGCTATTTTTCCGTAAATACATAGAAAAAATTAACGAATTGAAAAGTGAAAACAAAATTATAAAATCAGCTTTGAAATCAGTAAAATCTAAAGAATATTTTGTTGTAAAAAACCATAATTTAAGTTTTATTGAAATAAAAACTAATGAGCAAGAAGCAAGAAAAATTGCTTTTGATTGTTTTAGCGATGGTTATCATGATAGACTCCCAGAAATGTTCTTAACTAGCATTGGATCAACATGCGAGGAAATTTCTACAACTGGAGAAAGTCGTATTTTATTATCTGATTTCAATGCTGGCTAAATACAAGTACAGGACTGTGAGGATGTTAGGATGTGGGGGAGAGAGATGAAAAATTGGTTTAGATATTATTCAAATCAAATAAAGATTATTAATATTTTTAATATATCAAAATCGCATGCAAATACATATACATATGGTAGAGGACTTAATGAAATAATAGGCAATATTCATAATTTATTCTTCACGAGATCTAAAGAGTTAGTTTCAATATTTTATGGAAATGGATTATTAACTCAACTTGATTTTGAGAATGAAGGGGAAGCTCTTAAATTTATGAGATTATTCCAGTGTTATTTGAGAAATAATGAATCTATTTTAGACTTAGATATTTCAAAATATTTATTGAGATAGATTGCCATAATTTCTTGGATGAAGATGCTAAAAAAATTCAAGATATTTTAGACAGATGGGAAGAAGAAGATTTATGAAACAACTAGTCTATTTTGACGATAGCTTTAATACATTTATTTGTAGACATATTATAAATCCTTTTTATTATAAATTAACAGGAGAAGAAAGGATAAAACCTTTTGTTACCGATGATCCAGATTTTTTATTAAATTTTATAAATAATTATTCGTCACTTGAGTGGGAGCATGTAGTATTTGATCGATTAAAAAGATTAAATTATGAATTTAAGTACATACCGTCTTCAAAATTGGGAGAATGGTTTTTTGAAAAAGCAGTAAAGTATAGATTAATCCAATAGTTTCTACTATTGGATTAATGCTTTAACGTATTATTATAACACAAGGAAAGAAATAATGATAATTTTAGTTGTTTCAATAACTTATTTTTTGACTATGTTTTTTATTGGATATGTTATTTCGTTTAGAAAAAATTATAACAAAAATTGGCAAACACAAGTTAAATGTTTTTTAATAATGCTTGAATTATATCAAAAACAACATATCCCGGAAGAAAGATTAACATATTTAGTTGATACCTATAAATTTTTGCTTGGTCTACCAACTGAAAAAGATCTTGTAAATTTAGATAAAAAAATGAAATAAAAAAACAAAGACGGTGCGTTATGAAAGAAATTACACTAAACACAACGGTATTAAAAAAGCCTATTATAATTTACGAAGATACTATCATTAAACTTAATAGATTTAGTACACTTTCTTTTGAAAAATACTCTACAAAATCTAAAAAATATGGGCATTTTAAATTTTTAAATAATTGCGATTTAATTATTACTGGTGAAAATAAAAATGAGAGCTCTATAGATCTTTGGTTATTTGAGAGGCCAGGATTTTTTATGTGTGATAACAAAAGTTTTAAAACAAATATTGAATTTAAAAATTTGACATTATTATGTGGCCCATTGATAAAGTGGGCATTAAAGAATTGCAAATAATAAACAAAGACGGTTAGGTTATGAAATTAAATTACCTGATGCTCGATAAGGCCAATAAATATAAATGTGTAATGGATGGGATTAATAATGGTGAATATGCTTTAAAGATAAATACAGAATTGAACTGCGTTATATCTACGCCATTTTACGATAATGATATTAAATATCTTGAGTACTGTTTATTTGATAAGGAGATAATCAATGAATAAAATTAACATTTCACTAAATGAAGTTTTCCATGTCTTCCATCTAACTATCCTCTTTAGCTTTTAAAAAGTTTTTCATGTAGTAGCTAGACATAAAGAAACCATTCTGATTAATGGTTCGGCAATTATGCTTTAAGCACACCGTACTACCCTTCTTGATATAGATTAAATCCTTATCTGAGACGGGATAATACTTTTTATCTGATTTAACTAGGAAGCAGCTTGTCAAACTCAGTGATAGAACTATTAAGACTAAGCACATCACCTTCATCTACGGCCTCCATAGCTGTTTTAAGGATGGTTGTTTTCATAAGGCTTGTAACGGGGTCAATATCATGAAAAGCGTTGTGTACGCGCTTACATAGTTTTATAATAGTCCATACAACGCGTAACCAGCGTAACACTTTCAGTATTTTAATGAAGTCTAAAAATAGTCTTATTGCTTCAAGCATTAATACATCCTTTAAAGTGTTTTTTTAAAGTATTATTTAACCATAATTTTCTAATTATTTCCAAATCCTGGAATCCATGCTTACCGCAGCATTTTCTCATTCTCATTATTTATTATACTTTTTTCTTATAGATTTAATAATTGGTAATACTTCAATACCATTTTCGTGATGAAATTTTTCAGTTTCTTTATTTATTGCATCGAATTCTTTTTCTCCAATACAATAAGAATTATTTTTGACAATAACAAGTCCTTCTTCATCGCCCTCAATTGTAAAAGTATCATTTATTGACGCAGTACTAGGAAGTTTAAAAGTTTTCATTATTTACTCCCAGCATGCCAAAAATTAAAAGCGATAAAATGAATTAGGTGCCCTACTCCATTTAAAAAATAATTTTCAAATCGTTGAGGTATTAAGGATGCTAGAACTGAAAAAAAACCAACTATCGTGATAACAGATAATGCTAAATGCAATAGTTCAGAAATTATAATGCTCATTTTTCCCCTCCATGGCGTTCTTCAAGTTCTACAATTTTATCATAAACATTGTCAATACGTAACTGGATTTGATTGATATTCTCTTGCAGTAACATGATTTCTTGGCGTGTATCTTCTGCTGTCTTATTTTAATGCTCAAGTTGTATGGTGTTAAAAGTGGTAAAAGACCCGAGACCCAAGCTAGCTAAGGTCACCCAGAATCCTTGTTTGTTCAAAAAATCCATATTATGATCCCACCGCACTTATAATTGTCACATTCCCACCATCACTCATAAAGCCCCATGTGCTTCCTAGAGATAACATACTAACATTAGAGGCATACCCTGCTGCTGTTAGGATATTTTGACCGCCGCTAGCATTAATAGTGACCCCACCCACGCCATTAATTATAGAAACATAAATTAATTGTCCGGCTGCGGAGGTAGCATCGGGTAACGTTATTGTAACAGGCCCATAAGTTGTTGTATCACATTGTATCTGCTGATTCCACTGGTTAGCAGTATACGCACTACCGACCGTCGTGGAGGGTATAAGTAAAGGTTGATAATCATTTCCTATTACCGAGTTATTACCAGTTCTTGTGGGTAAATTGTAAGTAGAAGGATAAAATGAAATAGAACTACAGTTGCTAATTGTTCCAATGCTGGAACCACTTATATAAAGGGCATATATTTGCGTGCCGTTTGCAAGAACATAACCGTCTGTTCCGCCATAAATAGCTATGACATATCCGTAAGCGGTAGCAGCTGATCCAGAGATATTAGTTAAACTTCCCTCATAAAGAAAGACATTAATAGCAGTTGCGGCATTTATATAAACATTGTTAACACTAGATCCTGTGTATATATCCAATAAACTAATGGAGGGATTAAAGGTTCCTGAATATTGTAATCCTTCGGCATAGGCTCCATTATTTAATGTAATGAGAGTATTACTAGAACCTCCTGTTCCTATGTAAGAGATATTTTCTATATAGGAAGGATTGTTGGCACCGTTTAACCAAATTTGATTATGGCCGCCACCGGCTTTAACTGTAACATTCTTAAAAATAAAGCTGCTACCGTCCGTTGATACATTAAAATTTGCAACTGTCGCGGTCATTGCGCTAAAATCAATAAAAAAATTATTTATAATTACAACCAAATTACTGGAAGAGGTATTTATGAAAATATTTGAATTTGAAGAAGGCGAAAATTTAATAGTTGATGTAAATTGATTGAACCCAGAAAAAATAATGTTATCTGCGGAATTGCAATCTATTTTATGAGTACCAAGATCAATTGTCACGCCACTGTTAGCATATACAAAGCAGAAAGATCCTAAGACAATATCTGCCGTTTCTGTAGTATTAGAAATAACATTAATGTATTTTTTACCAGCACCTACCGCCGCAGAAACGGTAGAATATGAGCTGGGATTTGTTCCTACGCCGTCAACAACAGCGTCATAAAAATTTAAACTAGAATTTAAGCCTAATAAAGCGGCCTGTGCAGCTGCACTCGCTGCGGCTATCATCGCCCTTCCCGATGCAGTACACGCGATTTCTTGTGTGACCCCGGCCCCAGCACTTGACCGACCTAATATAAGATCAGTGGCGGATATATTTTGTATTTTAGCATAAGTAACAGATGCATCATTAATCGCACTTCCTGGGATTGCTGATAATGTGTTTGTTGCTCCTGATATCGATTTATTGGTTAAAGTTTCCGTGCCGGCTAACGTAGTAGCGACACCACTTTCAGCAAGCGTCAGACTATTAATGCCGTCAGTTATTTTATTTCCGATCTGATTAAGTGTCGTCATGATAATTGTATCCTACTTGTAGTAAGGGGCATTTCAGCCCCTCTGTATTTAAAAAAATTAAACGATAGAAATATTTCCGAAAGCATCCGTAATCTCGAATAATGTATTTGCTGTAATACAACGTATTCGTATACAATCTGAGGCCACTGAAGATGCAAGACTTCCGCCCGTTCCCGCTGTAGTAGAAGAAACGCTACCATTTGCGGTAAATTGAATAGATTGACCTGCGTTTTGACCAATTTTCCAACCACCAGCACCTTTACCATTGATAATGAATTCACTACCAAATACTGCTGTCGAAGGTAATGTCAATGTTACTAATGACGCGTTATCAGCAACATAAGCATTGTTAATAGCCATTGCTTGAGAAGTTCCGGTAACATCTGTCACTGGGAATGATCCAGTAGATAAAGTTCCAGAGGTTGGGAAGGTCACGCCTGTCGTGTTAGTGAAAGTTAAGGTAACACCATAAGCACCGACGGTTGTTAAAGCTCCTGCTGTTGTTAAAGCTCCTGCCGTAGTAATATTGCCACCTAAGGACACTACGTTAGTGCCGTCTGATATGATGTTTCCGCATGGGTTAACTGTTGTCATAATATTATCTCCAAAAATTAATTTATATTTAAAGTTCCAAAACAATTCACAACGCGTAACGTTGTGTTCGCTACAGTCGCCACTAGCTCCACCGATTGACCAATGTTGCTAGAAGAGATGTACCCTGAGACGCCAGTAGTTGTGGACAAACCAACGGCATGAATAGATTGACCTGAATTTTGCGCTATTTTCCAACCGCCGGTTCCATTGCCTAATATTTTAAATATAGATCCTTGTGGAAATGCAACGGGTAAAGTTAACGTTGTCAGAGAAGAATTTTGCGTTATGTAATATATATTGTATAACATACTGACTGAAGATGACGATACAAAAGTAGGGATAGTCCCATCGTAATCATTACCAATTGTAAAATTATTACCAGATCTAATTAAAGTTCCTGTAAAATCATTTGTAAAAGATTCAGCGACTGATCCAGTTATCGTAATTAGGCCGTCAGTTCCACCAAGAGTTAGGAAATTTGTAAGGGCATTTGATATAGAAAGGAAACCGATATTGTCAGCTTGAAGATCAGAACAATTATTAATATTTTGAATTAAATTTTCTGAATTACTACTACCAGAAATATAGTTAGTAATATTATAATATCCATTATCAATAGCATTAACATTCTGAAGAGTACCTCCATAAAGAGTTATTTGTGGCTCTTCGCCAAGAGGAGGAGCACTATCTAAATTAAAATATACTCCAAATAAACTTGAATCAACGATATAAAGAACTTGAGTAAAAACAGTAGAAAACGAACCATTATAAATAAAATTATATCCTCTAGCCCCATTTTGTAAAAATATAGTTGAGCTGGATGATCCACCATTCCCATAAACAGTAATTCCATTTGCTACAGATACATTGGTATTAAAATAAATATTAGTATTAATGTTTGCTAGAATAATGAAATTTTTCATTGATAAATTAGAAGAGTCTTCAGCACCATTAACCCCCTGAGATGCTTCGCTAAAATCGAAAGTTAAATTTTGAAAATATATTGATAAATTAGAGCCAGATGTATTAATAAATAAATTATTTTCTGATCCAGTATAAATAATTGATGAGGATGTTGGCGAGAAGCCATTGATTATTAAATTGTTAATAGCGTTAAGGTCAAATGAATAAGAACCCATTCCGATGGATGCAGAGGTGTTTATAAAAATATAAGTATCATTAGAGAAAACAATATTACCCGTTTCAATAACATGTGCTGTTACTTTTATAGAAGATTTACCCGCTAAGACAGCAGCTCCCACTGTCACGTATGTATTGGGGTTAATACCAAATCCGTCAACGTTAGCATCATAATATGGTATAATTGTCTCTGATGTTAAATAATCATTACCTATAACACTGTTATTACCTACCCTCTGAACAGTCCCAGTTCCAATGCCTCCATAAGAATAGGCAGTACAGCCAATAATTTTGCCATTAAAATTATTTGTAGTAAGAACGTCTATTTGCGGACAATTTGAAATTAGAAAACCTGCTCGTTGACAAGAAATAGAGTAACTATAAGTGTAAAAAGAACTTACAATTGATAATTGGGACTGAAGTCTAAGTACGAAAATTAATGACTGACTAGATTCAGGTGATGGTTGAGAATTTAAATTAACATTTATATTGCTTGCATAAGAGGTAGTTAAATCTAAATAATTTACCGATGTATTAAACGTTCCTGAATAAGTTATATTTGAAATAAAGCATAAATTACCAAATATTGTTGAACTACATGCAGCATTATTTCCTATAAAATTTATATATTCCGCATAAGATAAATAATTCGATACATAAATTTTTAATGTCTGGTGTCCAAGTAAAAAATTAATATTTGATAAAATGAAGTTATTTGACGTATAGGTTTCATTAAATTGTGTATTAGGAGATGCTGTGGCTGATGTGTAATCAAATGTTAAATTGTTTATTAGAACATTTATAGTGGTATTGGGTGTAACGAATAAAATATTTGAAAATGAAGAAAAACTGCTCCTTATAACAGAAGACTTGTCATATCCTTTTATTACAAAATTTACAAGAGAAGAAAGATCAAAGTAATTTGCCCCCATACTTACCGTGACACCTTGGTTTAAATAGACTAGACAATCATTAGAGGGAATAACATTTGCAGTTTCTGTATAACTTGCTATGACATTTATACATTTTTTACCAGAAGGAACGTTTGATAACTTATCATATGTATTTGGCTTTCCTCCTACCCCATCAACAATAGCGTCAAAATTTCCGTATTGAGTAATGGATGCAACAAAAGTTGCAATTTGTTGAGCGGTTGCCTTATATGATGTTGGTGTTATACCCGATACAGCATACAATAAATCTGTGGATGATACTGATGATATAGAGTTAAGCTGGGTAAGTTTTTGGTCTGCCATTTTAAATATCCTTATTCTAAAAGTAAGTTGTCACCGGTTTCTAATAAAAAGAAATCTCCCGTTTCAAGTAACAAGCCATTTTCCCCGGGAGGTATTGGCGAAATTTTACCGAAAAAAATAAAGAATCCTTTAGCGCCATTGTTAACAAACATATTTAATCCTTCCCTGGATTATCCCCATGCAAAACATGGGGGAATCTTTATAAATTAACCTACTATTGAATATGAAAATTCAAAGTAAATAATATCTCCGTTACCTACACCAGCCCCTACACTATCAATAGAAATATGGCCTGTCGCAGCGTTAGCTGTAACAGAAATATCTGAAAATGTGCCAGAAACTGATTTAACAGTTGCTCTATGACCAGAGAAAATAAATCCAACTGGTAGAACACCTAGATCACCGGTATTTGTGGCTGCTGTTGACGTAAATGAACCGGTAATAAACCCCGTGGACGATGTAATTTGATAAACAGAGCACGCAGATGTCCAGTTTGTTAAAGCAGGCACAGCTACAGGGGTTGCCGTGGATGTGCTAGCAATAAACTCATATGGTCTTTCTTGGTTTGAATTTAAAGGTGTGATTTGTGAATATTGTGAATTAGCCATTTTATATCTCCTAAATTTAAATTAATTTAACGTTAAAATTACTCACAGCCCGCAAAATAAATATTCCCGCTAACAGTGTCAGCTAATATCCCCTGCCAAGTTGTTCCTTCTGATAAAACCATATCAAAGTATGCGACATACCATTGATTGGCTTGCATATTTGGTATAAGTGATATCACCCCATTTTTACCTCGATAAACTACATCCCCCGCGGTGTCAGTCATTATTTGCTTTGCAAAAAATCCTAACGGTGCATCGAGAGTTATTTTACCGTGCTTAGTGGGATACAAGCCCAATTCAGCACTACGGTTTGTGGTGCTAGTTGGTACTGGTTCATCTAATTCATAAAACGACATTTTTTTCCTCCTTTAAATTAATGTGAAATTACCCAGTATCCTGAAAAGTTGTAAGGTGTTACACGCGCTTGGCCAGCCTCATCTGTTTTGTATGATCCATAATTTATAGTATCTGCTGAGCCTCTCTCCACTTGACTACCGGGATCAGCGGGAATACAAATATTTTGCAAATTATGTAGATGATCTCTATTCTGATCAAACTGATAAGTACCAATGTTATCGCCACTAATTGTTGGATTGGTAAAGCTAAATCGGCTCGCTACCCCTGCATCAATACCACTACCATCAGGAAGTCCCATAGGCACTCCTCCACGACCATCTGGAACTTGGAAGTAACGCTGATTTACTGCATCTTGAGTTTTAGTGGCAACGATTGCCGCTGAATCTGCTGCCGTTAAATCAACACGAATAGCAACGTAATCTGTCACGACAGGAGCTGTTCCTGCGCCTTCAATTGAATACCATGGAGCGATTTTCTGTCCGCTAGCTTCCATTGTGAAATAAGAACCTGACGTTAACGCAGACGCAGCTACTGTCGTAATATACGTTAACTCAGCGCCTCTTATGGTCGCAACAATTTTCATCGTCACGTCATGAAGCGTATCAGAAGTCGTCACGTCTACTTCAATACCCGTAGAACTGGATACTGCGGGGTCTGTGCCAGTTCCGTTATAATTTATCCACAAGTAATAGGTAGTTCCAGGCTTTTTAAACAAGAAATAACGATCGTTTAATGCTGAAGTAGCACCTGTTAAACTAATAACATACAGCCCTTCTGCAAGAGTGGTTGAATCAGCATATATTGCTAGCGTACCTAATTGTTTAGAGCTATCTGATGGAAGAGAGATAGGGCAATTAACTTGCGTCCACATTCCGAAGTAAGTCTGGGTTTGGAGATAGTAAACATGTTTTAAGCCATATCCGTCATCAATTCCTGCTTTCTTTA